CAATGGTATGTTCGGCGGAGGCGGCATCTATGACCTGCTGGCCCTGGGCCTGGTGTTCGGCGATGGCTTCGGCGGCTTTGGCGGCGGCTTCGGCGGCGGCGGTGCCGGTCTCCAGGGCATCGCCACCCGCGCCGACATCAACGAGGGCTTTGCCCTGAACAACATCACCGGCGGCATCACCGCCATCCAGCAGGGCATCTGCGACAGCACGTACGCGCTGAACAATGCCATCACGGGCGGCTTCCACGGCGTGGAGCAGGGATTCAACCAGCTGAGCCATCAGCTCTCCGACTGCTGCTGTGAGAACCGCGCTGCCATTGCCGACCTGAAGTACACGATGGCAACCGAAAACTGCGCGACGAGGAACCAGATGGCGACCGCGACCCGCGATATCATCGAAGGCCAGAACGCCAACACCCGGGCGATCCTTGACTTCCTGACACAGGACAAGATCTCGACTCTGCAGGCTGAGAACCAGAGCCTCAAGTTCGCTGCCTCTCAGGCCCAGCAGAACGCCTTTATTACCGCCAACCAGGAAGCGCAGACAGCGGAGCTTATCAGACGTCTGGGCAGAGATTGCCCGGTACCGGCCTACGTAGTGCCCAATCCCAACTGCTGCTACGGTAACCCCGTGGGCATCGGTTACACGGGCGGCTATAACTACGGCTGCGGCTGCGGTTCATGCTGCTGAGTAACGACGGTTGACTATTCGGGCGGCGGGGGATAACCCCGCCGGCCCTGAGAAGGAGGGATAGATAATATGAGTGGTAATTGCAGACTTTGCAGACGCCTGATCATATCTCAGGCCGTAACCTTTGCCGGCGGTAATCTGCTGATCAACCTGCCGGCAGGATCCTACAACAATTGTGAAAAATACTGCATCGTGGTCGCCCAAGCGATCCCGGCAGATACGACCATCACCGCCCCGGTGTTTATAACCATCGGCGACGGCACCGTCCAGTACCCGCTCAACAACTGCAAAGGCGCCCAGCTGACGGCCTGCGCGATCCGTACCCGCACCAGGTACACCACGATCGTCGGCACCACGCCCACCGGCGGCGCGTTCAAGCTGGTCGGCGGCGCCAGCTGCGCGCCCAACTACAACCTGGCAGCCATTGACGGCACCGCTCCCGCGGCGCCTGCGGAAGGAGGTGCATAAGGCATGAAAATGAGCCCGGCAACACGCATGATGGTGATGAGCGATCGGTATAAAAAATCCAGCAATGGCGAACGCCAGCAGGGCGGCAGGCAGCAGATGGAGCAGCCGCGCTACAATGAGGACTACGTGGGCCGCAAGGCCCGGGAGCGTCAGGGTATGCGCCACGGCGGCGTAGATCCTATGGAGATGTCCGGCAGCGACCCGTATTCCAGCCGCGGCATGATGGGTTACGGCCATGAACGCCGTCATTACGACGATGACGACGAGGAGTACGGCAGTAAACCGCAGCGCATGTACGCCGCCGGCATGGCCTGGACAAATGGCAATGAAAAGAACCACAAAAAGGAGCACAAAGAGGTAGACGAGGAGTGCGCCATGAAGTGGGTTCGGGAGATGAAGGCGGCAGACGGCAGCCAGATGCCGCACTTCCGCCCGGATCTCGCCGAGCAGATGCGTAAGGCGCATTGCCCCGACTGTAAGCCCTGGGAGTGGTTCACGGCGATCAACATGATGTACGCGGACTACATCGAGGTCGCAAAAAAGTTGGGAGTCAACCGCGACGAGTGCTACGCGCTCATGGCCAAAGCCTTCCTAATGGACGAGGACGCAGGCCCGCATAAGCTCAGCAAATACATGGATGAGATCCCAAAGAAGTAATCAACCCCGGGGCATTTGCCCCGGGAATTTGTGCAACTTTCGTGCAACTTTTTATTCACAGACAATAATTGGAAATACCGCGAAAAGCCTTATAAAATAAGGGAAATCGCGGTATTTGATGTATATTAAATATGACTTTTAATCAGGGTGTCCGGGGTTCGAATCCCCGATGGGTCACCACGTGAAAAGCCTTGAAATCATTGAGATTTCAAGGCTTTTTATTTTGCCTGGAAATCAACAACAGCAGGGGCTTGTGCAACTTTTGTGCAACTTTTTTCTGAGAAGACCTCGTTGAGCTTTTCGGCTGCAATGCGCTTGGCATTTTCAGTGAGATGGGTGTAAATACGCAGTGTAGTTTCTATACGGGCATGGCCTACGAGCTTAGAGGTGGTGTAGACATCGAGGCCGGCTTCCCAGCACATAGTCACATAGTTATGACGAAGCCAGTGAGGTGTTATAGTCGGCTGCCATGAGGATCTGAAATCGGCTTTATGATAGTGGGTATTGGTGGCTGGAGTCACCATCCCTATGTCATACATGATGTGTGTCCAGATGCGCTGAAAAACTGTTTTGCCGATGGCTGTGCCGGAGATCTCACCGGAAATGATGTACATGCCTGGGAGACCACGCTTGGCCAGCAGGCGGTTATAGAGTTTATCGGGAATAGGAACATCACGCACGGAAGATTTAGTCTTTACCTTGCCGGCACGACCACCATCTTTATCGTCGATATCACGCTGGATGCGGACTGAATGGTTGGTCCAGTCGATGTCTCCCCATTGAAGGCCGCGGGCCTCGCCGCCGCGCAGGCCGAGATAATAAAGCAGTGAAAGCAGCAGACCATGCTCGTGTGTTTCGCAGGCAAGCTCTATAAGACGGCGCTGATCGGGAGCGAGCGCAGTCTTTTCTTTTGCTTCTGTCGATTCGGGTTTGATTAAATGTGCAGTCGGATCTGTCGACAGAATACGATCTGCGCAGGCAGCCTTAAAGATCTTGGAAAGAGTGGCACTTATGTAGGTGATTTGCGAAGCGCTTGCACCGGCGAAGCGGTCAAGGAAAAGCTGCAGTTCCAATGGCTTGATTGCGCGGAGCTTGCGATCGCCGAAGACTGGAAGAATATGCTTGTTGAGAGATGTGCGATAAGACTGAATCGAGCTGGCAGAAAGGCCCGGGCTTAGGCGAAGCTTAAACCATTCCTGGGCATATTCACCGAAGAGTCGGTCGTCCTGTGGAGCATCGCCCGTCACATAATAGCGTATGGTCTGCTGGCGCGCCTGTTCAAGTTCCTTTTTCGTTTTACCGGATATGTATTTATACACATCCTTGCCGTGCTCGTCAACCCCGATCTTGACCTTTGTTCGGTAGAGCCCGGACTTTTGTTTGGTTGCCATGATAAATTCCTCCTGTTACGAAGCCCCGTCACGATGTGGCGGGGCTGTTTTTATCTTATTGCGAGGTTGCCCTTGTCGGGGTTAGCGATCTCCCATATCAGATACGCACACAGAGCGATCAGTATGAAGCAGACAGCCAGCATTGCCCAGCGATGGCGGCGCAGCTCGGCGCGATGGCGGTCAGCGTCGCTGGTAAGCTTTTCGATCTGATTCATCAGGTCAGAGGCATGGGATTCAGCTCGAGCTTTGGCCTCGCCCTTCTCCAGGATAATCTTGCGCAGGCGGCCCAGTTCTGCGTCGTCGAGAGCTTTCTGTCGTTCGAGGTAGTCGATACGCTGCTGGAGACCTTCTACCATCGTCGCGTCCCAGGCGGCGCGTTCACGGGCATAATCACGGGGTGGGGCAAGACCTATAAGGCGGTCTATCGACCCGCCGAACAGGGCCACGATGGAGTAGAGTATATCCACGCGGGGCTTGCGGTTGCGGCCTTTGCGGATGGATTTATAGGTGGTCTCGGAGATCTCACAGAGCTCGGCGATTCGTGCTTCCGACGCGCCCTTAAGTCTGGGATTATGCTCGCGTCCAAAGTCTATAAGGCGGTTGAGCGCATCTATATCAAGGCAGTATGTGGAGCTGCTGCGCTCCTCTACGACCGATAATTGCTGCACGTTTGATAGCGGGGCGTCGTTTGTTCGGGCGTCCATATCATTTCCCTCCGTCAGAATTATTTTGACCTCAGGGGGCATAATTTTGCCACCTGAAATGCGGTTTTTACGGGTTTTACGGCGGAATTATGCCCTTTGGTGTCAGAATTATGACCCCTCAGAGGTCGGAATTATGACCGATCCGGCAGAATTATGACCCCATCCGGCAGAATTATGCCGTTTACAGCCGGGGGGTACTGTGCTATTATTCGCTCATCGGGAGGCGATCAGAGCTTCCCAAGGCGGCGCAGCTGGGAATCCAGCACGGCCTCGACGGTATGCAGCCCATCGTCATCCAGTTTCCTAAGCTTATAAAGCAGTTGGGAATCAGATTCGGGCAAGTCAATCCTGGGCAGGCCGAGCAGCTCATAGACGTCGCATTTCAGCGCAGCGCAGATAGCGCAGACCCCTTCGTATGGCGGGTAATTATAGCCGCACTCCCAGTTGGAGATTACATTCTGGCCGATGCCGGAGATCTCAGCAAGACGGGTTTGGGACAGGCCGGCGCGTTCCCGCAGCATTTTGATACGCGCACCGGCTTCAGCGGCTGTACGAGGCATTACCATACGGCATCACTCCTTTTTATTTACATTATATAGCAGAAAAACTGCTAATACAATAACCAAAGCAGAAAAACGACTAAAATTAACAAAAGGAGGCGATTTTGATGAGGAAAAATCACGACAAGCGCAGACAGGATGCAGAGGACAGGTTCGACAGGGTATATGTGGACTGGCCGCAGCTCTACGGAGTGCGGCAGCTGATCGCGAGGCCGATGAAGACTATTTACATCAACCGCAGCGCGGAGCCCTGGGCGCAGGACAAGGAGTTCTCTGGGGTTTACTCCCTCGAAAACTTCTGCGACCGCTGGGGACTGGAGCTGCCGTAATCGGAGCAAATCACAGAAAATCGGAGCAAATCACAGAAAATCGGAGCAAATCACAGAAAATCGGAGCAAATCATTAAGGAGGCGATAACAAACATGACATCAGAAGAGCACATCGACAGGACCATTGCCATACTGGCCGAGTACATCGAGGCCAACAAGACCAGCCGTGACATTATCCCCGCCGCCAATACGATGGCCAAGCTCGTCAGCGCGAAAAACACCGATATGCGCGAAATGTTCGAGGCCATGAGGTTGGCGCTGGAAAGAGCGGGAGAACGCGAAGCGGCAGCGGCCCAACAAAACGGGGTTCTCGGCTTTGCTCTCGGCAACTAGCCTGACAGGTTCTCCGCACTGGAGGTGAGGTTTTGACCAGCAAACCCTATAAGGATTATGAGAAGGTGGCCTTCGGGATGCCGGGGCGGCCGGACGTGCTGAAGATGGTGGACACGGTCCACGGGGTCGTTTACATCAACACCTGCGCCGCCGAGGATGCAAAGATCATTATGTACATGACCGAGTACAGCTCCACCTTCTGCCATGCGTAAAAATGCGCCCCCATTCCGGGGGCGCAGATCAGAAGTCAATGCACTCCATTAAGACGGCATCAACCGCATCAGCATCGCTTACAGCTCTATGTGCGTTTTTGTTGTTATATCCAATATGATTACACAGAGACTCAAGGCTGTAACTGCTGAGCTTAAAGGTCTTTTTTGCGATTGCGAGCGTATCGGCATAACCGGCGGTAAGCGGCATTGACTGATGGTTAAGCGCTTCTTCAAGGAACGACATGTCGAATGGGGCGTTGTGGGCAACCAGAGTTACGACTCCATCGCCGAGGAAACTCAGGAAGTCTGCCAGGGCCGCGTCAATGGTCGGAGCATCTTTCACCATATCGTCCGTTATACCATTCACTTTAGTCGCTTCTGCCGGGATCTTCCGCTGGGGATTGACCAGAGTGCTGAAACGGGCCACTTCCTGGCACTGATTGTCAAAGCGGATAGCGCCGATTTCGATTATGCGGTCGCGCTTTGCTGACAATCCCGTAGTTTCCAGATCAAACGTGACATATCCGTCCTTGACAGCTCTTTTCTTGAAGCCCGAAGCAGTAAGCGCGGTAAAGGTGCAGCAGGATCCGGAAGACGCCCCGGATTTGCTGTACAAGCTGGCAGCACGACTGCGGGAACGGAAATGGAAATCCTTGGCGGATTCCTCAAGGAGCAGGGCAATGCGCCGCTCCAGATCCGCGAATACCATTTTGGAACTGTCTTCAGCCTGCGACTTGATAAGTTCAGCCGAGGAGAACATGGAATCCGCTTTACTGTTGAGCTCGTTCGCGTTGTCAACGATCTGCTTGGCGTCTTGCCTTGCCGCCTTGATCAGCTGATCCGCCTCATTCTTTGCGGTTGCTTTGATTCGCTCCGCCTTGTATTCGGCATCCTTGAGTATCCTGATCGCTTCGTCATTGGCGTCGGGTATTGCATCGTATACCTTTTTGAACGACCTGAGCGTGGCAAGCTCCGTCTCATAATCCTTGATGCGCAGGCTGTGGCAAGACTGGCAGTAACCGTCAAAATCCAGCTTGAGAGTAATTCCGCTGTTTTGACATTTCACACATCGTGGCATACCCATCAACTCCTTTTAACAGATTATAACATTGCCGCTGACATATGGCAAGAGCACAGACAATGCAGACTGTTGAAAAGATGAAAAAACGCCCCTTGCGGGGCGCGGCGGGGTGATCTGCTCAAGGCTTACGATGTACTTGCTCCAGTAGGGCAAAAAAGCCAAGCGCAAGCCGTTTGCCTTCTTCTGTAAGAGCATCAAAGTCTTTAGCAACCTTTAAGGCTTCGGGCGATGGGATGTAATCAGGAGCTGGCTCAATTTCTATATCCAATAAAAAATCGCCGCTTACTCCAAGTGCCTTAGCTATTCGATAAATCCTGATGCTATCAGGTTCTCGGACACCGATTTCATAACCGGCGATGGTGGACTTCGCTACACCAACAGCTTCGGCAAGATCTTGCTGAGTCATATGGGCGTTTTTGCGTGCCAGCTTGATACGTTCACCAATACTCATTGCGTTCACCTCTTGCGGACATTTTAATACAATATGCAAACAAAGTCAATGACAAAAGTTTGCATATTGCAAATAAATTTATGAAAATCTCTTGACAAGGTTGCGAAACGCGATTATAATACAGGCACAAGGTTGCGAAATGCAAACAAAGGAGGGAGAACAATGTTTCCGAACTTGCTTGGCCAGAAGGCTTTTCATCATCTCAGCAATGAAGACATGGGAAAGATTATTGGCGTAACCCGAGCGGGATTCGAGAAGAAGATCCAGAGCGGACGCTTCTCAGTGGAAGAATGTCGTACATACTGCCGCTACTTCAATAAGAGCTTTGAGTTTCTCTTCGCTCTTGACACCGAGGTGTCCTGATGAAGATAATCATCGAAGGCAGCGCAAAAGAGGTTGCGGCGCTGATACTGGAACTGTCAGCGCCGCAGGAATCAGCTTTAGCCTTTACAGACAAAGGTATAGAAAGAGTGCCGTGTTTGGCACCGGAAGCGGAAGAACGTATTCAGAGACGAATTAGGGAAGCGCAGATCACGACTACCAACTCAGAAGTGCCCATCAGATGAGATTGGGTTTGCCCGGGAATGATGCATAGAACGATTTGAAATCAAGAACTCCGTAATACTGATTCATAATCGAAATGACCTTATGCTTGACAGCGGTTTCATCAAATATGCCATATGCGATATGGACGATTTCTTCTATAAGTACGGCAACCATGTGTGCTTCGTTGAAACCAATTGATTTCATCCGCTGGACATTGCATATAGCAGCGATCAATGCATTTCCACATGTACATGCATGAGGGTCAAAATTATCACCGAATGACAACAAATTATCATCACAAAGGAAGATGTTTATGTTGTCTAGATTAATGAATGGCATATCAGCAGTGTCATTCACATAAGCGTCGATGGCACCGATCGCAATGTTTGCAAAACGGTATTCCGGACTAAATTCGTCAATCTTATATGTGCAAACAACACTGATGCTCTTATCTAGATAAGAGACGGGGATTTTGAAACTGCTTATATAATTGTTGGGCTGAGGTTTGAGATAAAGAGCCATGCGATCGCCACCTTTCGATATGGATTATAGCATAGAATGGAATTAATGTACACAACCCGGTGAGCAAAAGCATGCGGGCGGTGTGGGGTTGTTTGTAGGCACAAACAAATAAACAAACCGCCGAGGGACAGCCCCTGGGGAGCGCGGCCCGCAGCCTTTTGCCCACCGGAAACAGCGAAAAGGAGTGATGATATGGAAAATGCAGCCGAACGGGAGAGCATCATGGTAGCTCAGTACGGCGAGGTAGTCAATTTTACGACGGCAGGCAAGATCCTGAGCCGGTCGATCAAAACAGTCAAGGCAATGCTGGAGGATGGGCGCATAGATTATGCGTGCGCAGGAACCAGCGTGGACGTCCGGAGCATAGCCCGATACATAATGGCACCCAAGCAGGAAGATTTCAAAGCGCGTGTGCGTAAAAGCGGAAGAAAATGGGCGGTATAAGAAAGGAGTATTCAATCATGGCAGAACAGAAGAGCAATTACGAGGTACATATCACCGGCAGGACAGAAGGACATGAAGCGGTCGATGTAACCCACGAGGGCCGGGGCGTGTTGGTGTTCGTGGAAACCGGTTCAAGCGTTTCCGCAAGCTGCATTGGAGAATGGAGTAATATGACGCTTGCGATAGCAATAAACGCACTGAAAAATGCAGCCGGCCACAAGATGTTTTACAAGGCGATGTCTGTATTCCTTGCGCACAGCATGGCGAGCAGTCTGCTCGGCGGCGCTGAAGAGGAAGAAGAGAACGAACGCAAGGCTGCCGAGGCGGCCGGGGAGGTACACGATGGAGAAGAAGCCTAATCTCTTGGTAAAGATCGACGGCTGCACGTGGGACAAGGACGGCGAGCCGGTCATGATCGAGACTGCGGACCAGTGCCGCGGCGTGATACAGTTCACGATCGACGACGACGCGGTTCACAGCCGGATGTACGGTGACGTGACCGTGGGCGACCTGGGCAGCGTGCTGCACATGCTCAAACAGACGTTTGATGCTGATGGATATGCCACTGCGGAGAAGGTAGCCGAGGCGATCGCAGCCATCGAGGCCGAAAGCCATGATGCAAGAGCGGAAGCTTGACAACGTCAGGAGCTGCCATGGCTGCCCGGAGCGCACTGAGCGCTGCAAGGAGACTTGCGAGGAGTTCGCGATCCGCAAGATCCTGCACGCGCTGGTGCTGCCGGAGATCAGGGCCAATATGCAGCTTTCGCTGGATCTGAGCGGCATCAAGCGCCGCGACGTCACGAGAAACGCACGGAAAAAGAGTCAGTCGAGGAGACGATAACGTGAGAAACTGTATCACCTGCGTAAAGCGCCTGCATGGCGGGGGCTGCCGCGACAATCTTGAGGGCGAGTGCTGCGAGGGCGGCGGATATGAAGCCTGGCAGCCGAGGACGAACTTTGTGTTTTACGATATGGTGGAGGACTATCTGGCAGAGATATGCTGGTTGGGAGACTACACCGTAAAGAAGGAAAAAGGGCATTATGTGCTGACGCTGCTGCCCTGACGTATATGAGGAGAGCATATATCAACCGGGACCGGCTGGGCGGCACCCATAAGGTATTTGCATTGGAGGGATGACCCATGCATCAGAAAGTATACCATAAGCGCGGTATGGAGCCGCGGCGCAAAATAATATGTTCCGTAGACGGACGGCTGCACCCGGAGCAGGCGGACACGATTGTCAAGCTGTATATGCTGGACAAGCTGACGATAGCCGATATCAGCAGGCTGTACCAGACGCATTGGAAAAATATCAAGAACCTGCTGGACAGAGAGAGCAAGCGCCGTACATATTCCGAGGCGTTGAGGCAGCTGGACGAGGACAGGGACAAGAGTTACAGCGAGATTGCTGAGGACACCGGTCTGACAAGTGCCATCGTAAAGAAAATAGCTCTGCGCAACGGACTGTGCAGGAAGGAGAGATAACATGGAAGTTGCCGTAGTAAGGCCCAGCAAGGCGAGCCTGGCCAATGCCATAGCGGAGGGCATGGTAAAGGCAGAGAACGCCGCGCTGCGGGAGACGATCGACATGCTGATGTGCGAGATCGCGCGGAAGGACGAGGTCATAGAGATGTACCGGGCCCGGGAGATACGCGCCCGAGAGCGGAGCCTTGAACGCCTCCGCGAGAGCAACAAAAAGACCCGCATGCCGGCAGGGCTGCGGATCGCAAAGATCATAGGACTTATCTGATAAAAAACCAACCGCCGTGATGAGCACACGGCGGTCTTAACAAGGAGGAACTTGCAACTCAAATATACCACATTTACAGGCGAAAGGCAAGGTGAAAATATGGGAGATAAATGGTATAGTTTCCCGGCATACAAGCCCATGAAGGCCGGCAGATATCTGGTCACCTTACGCAGACCGCGGGCCGGGCGCTGGGTGGACATACGCAGGTGGAATGGGGAGATCTGGGAGCGCAACGACGATGTGAGCGCCTGGATGGTACTCCCGGAAAGGTTCGGTGTGCGGCATGCCTAACTGGAATATTGAAGCCTGTGCCCGCTGCGGCAAAGAGGCCCGGCTCGTGTACAACGGTCCTGAATGGAAACGGCAGTACAGCGTTCAGTGCACCGAGAACCCGCAGCATACATCCAGGATATATCGTACCGGCCGCGAGGCAGTAAGAAACTGGAACGAGACCCAGCTCAGAACATATGACGACTGCGGCCTCATCGAGATCATGTGGATCCCGATAAAGGAGCGGATGCCGACCGAGGCCGACGCCGACCCATACGGCTGCGTCATGATCTGGGACAGGCTGAACGGCGCGAAAATTACCGGCTGGCGCAACACTCAGGAGCTTGGCCGCGAGGCAGTGACCCATTGGTCACGACTGCCCGAGGGCCCGAAGTAAGGAGGTACATCATGGCAACTAAAAGAGAATGGCTTATCGCAGCCCGAGAAAAACAGAAAATGACGGTCCAGCAGGCCGCGGGGATGCTGAAGATCTCTCCCACGCTGCTGCTCTGGCTGGAGCAGGACGAAAACACCATCACCCATCCGGGCATTGCCGACAGGATCCGCAAGCTGTACAAGCTGACCGTCGAGCAGCGTAACGACATGGTGGCCGTGCAGTACGAGATCAAGGAAAAGCCGAAGAAGAAGGCCCGCGCGGAGTACGAGATGGTGAACGGGGTGAAGCAGGGATGAAACTCAGCAGGATAAAGGCGCTTTGCAAGGCGAGGGAGATGGTGGAGCTGTTCACCCGGCGCGACGGCAAGCAGTTTCTGAGCGACGGCTGCGGGGTGTGGCCGGTGGACGAAAATCTGAAGCTGGACGAAGGCGTCGTGCGCACCATCTTCGAGGTCACCAGAAAGAAGTGGGAGGAATCCTGGCATTTTCAGGACATCGATTTCACCATGGACGACGACGCGGGAGAGTGCGGACTGCCGGAGTGCCTGCTGGATGATTATTACGATCCCGGCAGGGAGGTTGAGCTTCTGCCGCTGAACGAAAAGGCGCTGATCATCGGCGAGGAGATGCGGCTGTACAAGACCAATGACGGCAAAGAGAAGTATGTCTGGGCCAACGTGGAACAGTTCACCGCATGCCCCGACAATGTACGCATGTATGCGCTGCGAACGGCCCCGGACACCACGCGCGCGATCGCGGTCTATGACGACATGTTCCTTGGTGGTCTGGTGCGGCTGCTGGGCACCGGCCAGCAGCTGAAGATACAGGAGACGCTCAGGGGCCTGAGCGAGAAAGAGGTTATATGACCATAAAAGTGATGTCTCTGACAAACGACTGCAAGAATGTTGCTGAGAAAGAGATGGTTATAGCGCACCTGATAGGAGAGGAACTTCAGCGAATCGGTGCGATCAAGTATGAACACGAGCCTGACATGACCGACAAAGTACTCAGAATCACAGGAAAGTTTGAAGTAAATAACGATATGGAGGTAAATGATATGAAATGCCCGCAGTGCGGCAGCGACTTTGACGGCTGCCAGGAGAACGGCAGCAGGATGATACACACATGCGCATGCGGCTGCCGCGTAATGACCGATACGAAGGTATACAAGCCCATGACCGAGGAGCAGATCCTTCGCGGAGTGCAGCAGGAATACGGCACGGGCTACGAGATGGTCGTCGCCATCGAGGAGCTGACCGAGCTTGCCAAGGAATTGTGCAAGGACATGCGCGATCAGGGCGACGAAGACGCTATCGCCGAGGAGATGGCTGACGTGGAGATCGTGCTGGCCCACCTGAAGATGATCTACAAAAACGCAGCAGCCGTCGCCGGCTGGCGGCAGCAGAAGCTGCGAGAACTGGAGCAGATGCTCAGAGAGGAGTGATATTGCCAACAGGTTTGACTGTATAATCGGCGTCGTCGAGGTGATAGTCGGGGCAGTGATCTTTGCGGCGGCATTTGCTGCCCTTGCCGGAATAGCGCTGCTGATGCTGGAAGGAGCTGTCGAGCTGGCGCTGCTCATCATGAAATAAACACATGTTCGATTGCTTGTGAATAGGGGCCGTGAAGGTGCGGCCCCTTTACAGAGGCAACCGGGAGCGGTTTCTTCTATTATATACACACTAGCCGTACTGGCTTGAATGTGCTTGTATTGCGTATTAATAAGTCGCGCACAGGCGAGGCGACAGGAGGGAGGCTGCATGGGCGCTTTAGAGGCAGGTTCCAAGTACGAGATCCTATACGACCAGACCGCAGGCGAGGTCGATATAAAAGCCATGGGCGGAGTCCGCACCCGGACCATCCGCGCCGGCGAGACGCTGGAGCTGGAAGTGTTCCCGCTGATCAACGCATCAGCACCGGCCCGTGAGGAGTACCGCAGGCGCAAGTCCAGCCCTGCCCAGGTGGAGCTCAACCGCCGCAACTCCGAAAAGCGTATCCGCAGGCTTTGTGAAGCGAACTTCGGAAACGGCGATGTCGTCATGCATCCCACCTTCGATTATGGCTTCGAAGACTATGCATTCAGCAATCCCGCAGACCGCCGAGCAGAGTTTGACAGGCTTGGACTGCCCATTGACGAGAGCGACGCCCGCCGGAAGTTCAAGAACTTCATCGACCGCGTGAAGCGATATATCAAAAAGTGCGGCAAGGATCCGAAGGAGCTGAAATACCTGTACGTTCTTGAGAAAACGAAGGAGCCCCGCGACGAGGACATCAACGCCCTGCCGGCGCACTTTCACTATCATGCGATCATCAGCGGCATGGACGGCTGCCTGACCATCGAAAAGCTGAACGAGCTCTGGGGCCACGGCTACACCCGCGCCGAGCCGGTGAACATGCGATTCAATGGCCTGAAGGGCTTTACCAAGTACATATCCAAGAGAATCAACGGCAGAAACGGCCGCAAGCTCCGCTGGGGCCGCAGCAAAGGGAACCTGATCGAGCCGGAAGTCCGCGAGAGTGACCGGCGTATTTCACGTACCCGTCTGGCGAAGATCGCCCGCGACGTGATGGCCGACGGCAAGGAGATACTCGAAAAACTGTACCCCGAGTACCGGCTGGAGGAGGTGCCTGTCGTCAGGTATTCCGATTTCGTAGCCGGGGCTTACATATACGCGAGAATGCGAAGGAGGTAGATTATGTTTAGGAGGACGGTGAAAGTAAATGTTAGAGTTTTACTCAATAAATAATCCAAAAGCAAAGAAGTTGTATGTTTGTGATTTATGTGGCGATAGAATTGAAATCGGCGAAAAGTATGTACGTTACTCTGGAAAGTTACATGGCGAAATGTTTGATTACAAGTATCACACTGGCTGCTATGATATTATTGGGACCTATTGTTTGGAAGTTGCCGATGACGAATACGATCCGGAGGGCGTACACAACTGGATTAGAGAGGAAATATGCCCAAAGAGCTGTTCCGAAGACGATATCGACGACTGCTTTTGTAATGCGTGCCGTTGTAAAAAAACATTGAGAAAAATACCGAAGGGAGTGTATCGAAATGAGTGAAAAGATATGCCATAAGTCGACTATAAGGCTTCATGCAGTACCGATAGAGCTCAAAGTTGCAAATGAGTTTGTGACGCGTCTACATAGACATCACGATGCTGTGTATCGTGATAAATTCCGAATCGCTTGTGCAGATGACTATGATGTAATACATGGCGTGGCGCAAGCTGCACGACCAGTATCTAGACACTTAGACAACGGTTCGACAATTGAAGTGGTTAGGTGTTGCACAGACGGCACACCTAACGCATGTTCTTTCCTTTACGCACGCCTTTCCAGGATTGCTAAGGAAATGGGATACAAAAAGATAATCACTTACATTCTTGAAGATGAAAATGGAGCAAGTTTAAGGGCATCCGGTTGGAGTCTTGCTGCGGTAACAAAGGGGAATAGAGAATGGAATTGCCCTAGTCGACCGAGACAAACGACAGCTCCGACATGTGCAAAAAAAAGATGGGAGAAAATCCTGACTTTCTAGAATCACAACTGCGGCGCGAAGATGGATGGAGGTAACGACAATGCAGATAATTAAGCACGGAGACCCGCACCGAACGGACCGGCTGCACAGATTCACCTGCAAGACATGCGGCTGCGAATGTATCGCGGGCCCGCATGAGGTATACCGGAATATCAACGGGCTGGACAATGCCTGCTACTGCCCGGACTGTCATGAGCTGACAAGAGCGCAAGACACCGAAAATGAAGCCTAGACTGGATAAGCGCAATGTCCTTTACTCGGTTTACCGGACTAAGGATGACCGTATTATCGCGTTTGAACTCCCGGCGGCCAGAGCAGCTGAGGTAATGGGCATAACGCTTCCCACGTTTTACTCGTATGTTAGCCAGCAGGCCCACATACCCAACCGCAGATTCAGATACACGATTTACCGCACAAAAGTATCAGACCTGACCGACGATTGACGAAAGGAGTGATGCAATGGCTGATATGCAGCGCTGGCTGCTCAGGGCGAGAGGAATTAACGCAAAGATCGACGCGCTGGACGAGCTGATAGAGCGGATCGAGTCAAAGGCAGAAGGCGGCGGCTCCAAAGGCGGCGGTGGCGGCGGAAGCCGGAAGCCCGGAGGGCTCGACAAATATCTCATCCAGATCGAGACCTACAAGAGCGACCGCGAGAAGATGGTCCGGATCCGCGACGAGGTCTACGACGCGATATGCATGCTAGAGAATAATGTCCACCAGAGCGCGCTTATCAGCTATTACATCACCGGCAGGGACTGGGAGGATATCGCCGCCGATCTGGGCAAGGACAGGACGACGATATACAGGTGGCATAAAAAAGCGCTGCTTGATCTGGAAAATATTTTAGAGATTGCAACATAATGCAACATGATGCAGTTGATTGCAACACGGGGAATGAGTACAATAGTACCATCAAGAGCTTCAGGAGAGAGGCGCTTGGTTCACTCCTTTCGCGAGCCCCGACGCAGCCATGAGCGCCGGGGCTTTTGATATCAATAAGACACTGACATGGAGGTGAGCGCGTGGCAAATGATCCGTATTACAAGACCGGGAAACACCGCAAGTGGCGGGCGGCAGTCCTTCGTAAAGACAAGTACCTTTGCCAGGAGTGCGCACGGTATGGACGCAGGACAGCGGCGACCCACGCGCACCACAAGATCCCAAGATCAGAGCGTCCGGATCTGGCGCTGGTAATCAGCAACGGAGTCGCGCTTTGCACCAGTTGTCACGACAAGATAGAGCCGAGGGTACCGCGGCGGGGGTAGCCCCCCCACCCCGGAGCCCGGCCCCATGGGGGGTATACCACCGGAAGGGGGAAATGCTTCCCTCTCCGGTGGAAATTTCAGAAAAAAAGTGGAGGTGGCTGTATGGCGAACATAAAACCCGAGACCCAGGTGCGAAAAGCGATGCAGTCCCTGGGCACTTACAAAAAAGAGTTCGAGCCAGTCATACTGATATTATGTCAGCTGAAAAAGCAGTATGATGTACTGACAAAAAAGTTCGAGGACGATGGTTACCGGTTTTCCGAGATCACCAGCTCCGGCACGAAAAAAGCGCCGATTGTTGTGACGCTTGAAGGCCTGAGAAGGGATATTTTGAACTATTATTCACAACTGGGCCTTACCCCGCAGGGCCTCAAGAAACTGAACGATCAGGCGATGGCAGAGAGCAAGGGCGAGAGCGCACTTGCAAGCGCCCTGAAGGAGCTGGGCGGACTGTGACAGGCAAGTATGCCGCCGAGGTCATTGAGTACGCCAAGAGCATCGCCGAGGGCCGCAAGATCGCGTGCAAGGAAGGAATACAGGGCTGCAAGCGGTTTCTTGCCATGGTTGCCAGCGACGAGTATGAGATCCGAACCCACGACGCCGATTTTGTGATCGGCATCATCGAAAAGACGTTCCGGCACCGACAGGGCGAGCGCCTTGACGGCACACCCCTTCGCGGAGAGCCGCTGCTGCTGGAACCATGGGAAAAATACATAGTCTACGGGCTGCTGATATTCTTCAAGCCCGGTACCAATGAGCGCGTCGTAAAAGAGGCGCTCATTTTTGTACCCCGAAAATCCGGCAAAACGATATTCGTCGCCGCGCTTGCCTACGCGCTGGGTCTCCTTGAAAGACTGAGCGGCTCCAAGATCTATGTCGTGGCCGCCGCACTCAATCAGGCGATGGAGAGCTTCACCAACTGGGAATATAACATCACCCGGGTGCTGTATCCTAACAAAAAAGCAGCGCAGGCCGACGGCTGGAGGATCCTAGATAACAACATGGAGCACAGCCTGGGACACGACGATCTGGGCGGCGGCTCGATGTACATGCGGGCGCTGGCCTACAATCCCGACAACCAGGACGCACTCAACTGTAATATCGGCATCGCCGATGAGATCCACGCTTACCGAAGCCCTAAGCCTTACAACCGAATCAAGGAGTCCATGAAGGCCTACACAAACAAGCTGATGATCGCCATCACCACGGCAGGCGACGACCCAATAAGCTTCTGCGCGAAAAAGGTGAAATACTGCAAGGGCATACTTGATGGAACATTCCGCGATGATACGTATTTTGTATTTATCTGCAAGGCGGATGAAGACGAAAATGGCGACGTGGATTTCACAAACCCGATCGAGCACGAAAAGGCAAATCCCAACTACGGCGTTTCGGTGCGCCCGGCAGACATGATGGCCGACGCCATGCAGGCGCTCAACGATCCGCAGCAGCGCAAAGATTTCCTTACCCGCTCGCTCAACATATTCGTTTCCAGCATGCGGGCATATTTCAATCTCGACGAATTTTCCCGCAGCAATGCGAAGGCCGAGGTCAAGCTGGGCATAGCGCCCGAGTGGCCGCTGGAAAAGAAACTGCAGCACCTTGCGAAGCTGCCGATCCAGTGGTTTGGCGGCGCGGATCTGTCCAAGCTGCACGATATGACCGCCGGCGCGCTCCATGGCCAGTACAAGGATATTGATATCGCCATTACACATGCGTGGTTCCCGCTGGCCGCAGCTGCAGCAAAGGCCGACGAAGACAATATCCCGCTCTTTGGCTGGCATGACGACGGCTGGCTGGATATGTCCAACGCGCCGACGGTCAACCATGCCGAGATCGTCAACTGGTTCATCAAAATGCGCACGATGGGCTTCAAGATCAAGCAGGTGGGCCACGACCGCAAGTTTTGCCGCGAATATTTCATCGGCATGAAATCCGCGGGTTTCTCCATTGTTGACCAGCCCCAGTATTTTTATAAAAAGTCCGAGGGGTTCCGGCATATTGAGAAAAAAGCCAAAAACGGCGAGCTGTACTATCTGGGCAGCGACGCTTATGAGTATTGCGTCAGCAACGTCAGGGCAATCGAAAAGACCGACGACATGATCCAGTACGAAAAAGTTGAACCCGAGCGCCGCATCGACATATTCGACGCCGATATATTCGCAGTCGTGCGCATGCTCGAATCACTAGAAAAAACAGAAAAGGCAAAGAGGTGGTTTGATGAGTAAACCGAGAAAAGGGCCGAACCGCAGGGACGCCCCCAGATCCTATCAGACGGCGTGGCTGTGCAGTCCTGATGCGTACAAAGTCCTTTGCGGCGACGGATACCGGCGGCTGACGGATTGCCCGGAAGTGCAGATGTGTGTAAACGTATACGCGGAAATGATATCGTCCATGACGCTGCATCTGATGCAGAACACGGCCATGGGCGACGTCCGTGTCAAGAACGCGCTCTCCCGGAAGCTGGATATTGAGCCCAACAAGCTCATGAACCGCAAGACGTGGATGTACAACCTGGTCAAGACGCTGATGCTTACCGGCGAGGGCAATCAGGTCACTTACCCGGTCTACGATGCTAACGGATATCTGGATGACCTGATTCCGCTGAAGCCGTCCGCAGTGTCCTTTGCAGACACCCAGGACGGCAGCTACCGCATCAGATACGGCGACAAAATGTTTTCCCCGGACGAGGTGCTGCATTTTGTGCTCAATCCAGATCCGGAGCGCCCGTATATAGGCACCGGCTATCAGGTGTATCTCCGGGATGTGGTTAAGGGGCTGAGGCAGGCAGGCGCCACCAAGCAGGCGCTGCTGGAAAGTCCGTCGCCGTCGCTGATCGTCAAGGTAGACGGCCTGACCGAGGAGTTCTCCAGCAAAAGCGGACGCGAGAAACTTCTTGCGCAGTACATCGACGCCGACAACAACGGCAAACCGTGGCTGATCCCCGCCGAGGCTTTCAGCGTGGAACAGATAAAGCCGCTCACGCTCAACGACCTTGCGATCAAGACCAATATCGAGCTGGACAAGCGCACGGTCGCCGGCATATTCGGCACGCCGCCGTACATGGTCGGTGTGGGCAGCTACAACAAGGCTGAGCACAATGACTTCATAAACACCCGGGTCATGCCCGTGGCTAAGACCATCGAGCAGGAGTTCACACGCAAGCTGCTGATATCGCCGGATCTGTACTGGCGTTTCAATCCCCGCAGCCTGTATGCTTACGACCTGACCGAGATAATCACTGCCGGTTCGGCCATGGTAGACCGCATGGCCATGCGCCGCAATGAATGGCGAGACTGGATCGGGCTCTCGCCCGACAGCGATATGGATGAGCTGCTGGCGCTTGAAAACTACATTCCCGCCAACCAGCTCGGCAACCAAAAGAAACTTACAGGAGGAGGTGAGGAATAGTGCCATACAGAGAGACCAGACAGTGCCGGAGCGCTCCCACCCAGTACCGCGCCGCCAACGAGGACGGCAAGCGATACATTGAGGGCTACTTTGCCGTATTCGGCGATATATACGAGCTATGGCCGGGCGCGACGGAAAGCATAGCGCCGACCGCCTTTGACGGTGCGCTGAATGATGATATCCGCGCGCTGATCGACCACCGCACCGAGCTTGTGCTGGGTCGCAGCAACAAGAGCGTGCACACGCTTGAACTGCGTACCGACAGCCACGGCCTGTGGGGCCGCATCGAGGTCAATGACAGCGATATGGACGCCACAAACCTGTATGCCAGGCTTGAGCGCGGCGACGTAGACCAGGCATCCTTCGGCTTCGAGATTCTTGACGAGGAGACCGAATACCGTGACGACGGCAGCGTCCACTGGACGATCAAGAAGGTCAAACTCTACGAGGTGAGCGTCTGCACCTTCCCCGCCTACGAGGCCACCAGCCTCAACGCCCGACGTCAGGATTACGACAACATCAAAAAGCGCCGGATGGAGATCTGGCGTAACGAAACATTGAGGAGGCTTAAAAATGGCTCTTAAACAGGTTTTGATCACCAAGCGGAAAGAAGGATATCTGGCCCAGCTGGCCGAACGCCGACAGAAGAACGACGATATCCAGCAGCGCAAGGCTGAAATGAAGAAGCGGGAAGCTGAGCTGGAAGCAGCCGTGCTGGAGACCAACGAGAACACCACCGATGAAGAGCGCGCCGAGCTCGACGGAATTGTCGCAGAGTTCGAGAATGGCCAGCAGTCCCTCGAAGACGAGGAGCGCGAGAACAACTCCGCGATCGAAGATCTCGAAGGCAAGATCGCGGACATCGACAGGGAGCTGGAGGAGCTCAACAAGCGTGGAGCAACCCCTCCGGCAAATCCCGTCCCCCCTGAAACTAATCCCAGAAAGGATGATGCGAATATGAATAACAGAACCAAGTTTTTCGGCATGACCCATCAGGAACGCGACGCATTCCTGGCAAATCCCGATATCAAGGGCTTCCTCCAGCGCCTGCGTGATTTCAAGGGCCAGACTCGCGCGGTCACCGGCGCAGAGCTTAACGTCCCCGAAGTGGGTCTTGAGCTGCTGCGCGACCAGATCGGCAACTACAGCCGCCTGCTCAACAAGGTCAATCTGCGCCGCGTCAAGGGTCAGGCCCGTCAGCGCATCGCCGGTATCGCCCCCGAGGGCATCTGGACTGAGATGTGTGCAAAGCTGAACGAGCTGGAGCTGTCCTTCGGCGAGATCGAGATGGACGGCTACAAGGTCGGCGGCTTCATCGCTGTTTGCAATGCCATCCTTGAGGACAGCGACATCGCGCTGGCCGCGTTCATCTTCGACGCACTCGGTCAGGCAATCGGCCTCGCGCTGGATAAGGCGATCATTTACGGCACCGGCACCAAGATGCCCGTCGGCATCGCGACTCGCCTTGCTGAAACTGCAAAGCCTGGTTACTGGGGCGCAAATGAGCCTGAATGGGCAAATCTTACCGCTACCAACGTTGTGACCATCACCACCACCGAAGGCACCAAGCTGTTCAAGGCGCTGGCTCAGGCAGGCGCAAAGGCCCGCAGCCGTTACGCCAAGGGCGGCCGCATCTGGATCATGAACGACACCACCCACCTGAACCTGATGGCCGAGGCCATGGGCGTAAATGCCTCCGGCGCGCTCGTCGCCGGCATGAACACCACCATGCCCGTCATCGGCGGCGAGGTCGTGCTGGTATCCGATGCCGTCATCCCGGACAACACCATCATCTGCGGCTATGGCTCCCTGTATCTGCTGGTCGAGCGCGCCGGCGTCAAGATGGCCCAGTCCGAGCATGTGCGCTTTATCGACGATCAGACCGTATTCAAGGCCACCGCCCGCTATGACGGCCGTCCCGTATTCGGCGAGGCTTTTGTCGCGATCGGCATCGGCGCAGCCCCCGTAATGACCGCCACCTTTGCTCCGGACAAGGCCAACGAAGCCAGCGCGTGATCTAGGCGCAGGAGGTGAGTGTATTGGCAATGACCGCAACATCCATGCAGACTGCGCTGGAGATGCTGAAGATCAGGCTCAACCGTTCCGCATCAGCGCTTGACGAATACTTCACCAACCTGCTGCATGCCGAGGCCGGAAAGCTGAGGGACAACGGCATACATCTGCATGACGACATGCAGGACATAATGCTGCTTGTCGACATGGCTGCATGGCGCTATAACAACCGAGACAAGCCCGGCGCAATGCCGGAGTGGCTGCGGCTGCTCCGGCGCGAGCGCTGGCTCGCCGATAACGGAAAGGAGGGCGAAAATGCTGTTGGATAATGGCGTGGCCTATATCTACCGTCCCGACCGGCCCCGCGGGATCCAGACTCCGGTTGACGGTCTGATCGTGATATACCGCGACTGGTTCGGCGAACTTCACCATGAGAGCGGCAAAGGCGCCGAGGCCGGTGACATGACCCGCCGCATACGCATCCATGACACAGACATCCGTGATTATGATATCGTGCGCATCGACGGCCTTTACTGGCTGGTGACCCGCGTATACCACGGCACCGACGACGACACGGGCCAGCCCATCGCAGATCTCACCCTTTCCACCGGCGCCCGGTATTTCGTCCGCCTGTCGCTTATCCCGCGCAAAGTCGAGCTTGACGAGCTCGGCACCATGACCAGCACGCCTGACTATGACAATCAGGTCGGAATCTGGGCCAACATCGGCTCCGTCAACGCAGACGAGTATTACACCGCCGAGGCCGCCGGTCACTCGCTGGATATGCGCGTTGAGGTTCATGCTGCTGACTACCACGGCGAAACCTATGTCAGGTACAACGCCGTCACCTATGAGGTGCGCCGCACCGAGCAGCGAGGCCCGGTTGTATTCCTGACCTGTGAGGCGATGACAGCATGGCACGAGTAAATGCTTTTGGATTTGACGATCTGCTGGACACTATGCGCAAAGAGGCGAAGATTACAGAAGAAGTCAAAAACAATATGCTCATAGCCGGTGCCAATGTGCTTGTCGATGAAATGCGCAACCAGATCCATGCCATGGACATCTGGGATATCGGCGCGACCTGGTGGTCCATCAAGCACAGTCTGGTCAAAAACCGTCTGGGCATGCACTATATCGAGGTATGGCCTGCCGGCAAACGTAAGGATGACAAACATCCAAACGGCGAGCGAATAGAAACGGTTGCATTTATTGCCGAGTATGGCACTAGCAAAGTACCGCCGCGTCCATTTATGAGCACAGCGGTCAGAGTAGCCGAAGACCGTGTCGCTGAGGCGATGATGAAAGTATGGGAGGAGCGTGGAAAGAAATGAGCGAGAGCCTGAAGGCGCTGCTTGAAAAGATCCTGCCGACATACCAGTATCAGATGCCTGCCGGCAAAACTGCTGCGATAACGTATCAGCCGATTTACGCCGCTGACAGCGCCTACGAATCCGGCGAAGCGATCCAGGAACACTGGTCGTTCCGGGTAACCATTTTCCAGAAAAAGCAGGATCCGGCGGTCATAAGAGCCGTCGTCCGTGATCTCCGTGCCGCGGGCTGGACGATAATCGACCGCGCATGGATGATCGATCCTGACAACAAATACTACCAACACGCTATCGATATTGACAAATGGGAGGTAATCAGAACATGAGGATAACCGTCCTTAGCTGCTATTGGGCAGATCTTTCTGTCGCCGAAGATACCGGCGATATCACCTACAGCAGCGGCCGGAAACTCTGCGGTGCGACTTCTGTGGGCGTGACCCACAATAAAGTCAACAGCAACGTATTCGAATCCGGCGCATCCATCTACAACAAGTCTTATATCTCCGGCGGCACGATCGACCTGAGCACCCACACGCTCAGCGAGGTGGACCGTGCCAGCATCCTGCACTCCATTACTCTGACCGACGAAAATGTCGACTACGAGGTCGGCGGCGACAACGACACCCCCAAGCGCGGCGCATTCGGCTTTGCCGTCCAGGAGGAAGACGTCAACACCGGTACTCCGCTGTATCGCTGCAACTGGTATTACGATACCACCATGGCCCCGCCCGACAACACCTACAACACGTCCGACGCCAACGGCCCCAACACTGAGCCGGACAATGTGCAGCTGAACTTCAGCCGTCGCCCCACCGACCGCAAGTACCGCCGCACCGCCGTAGTCAAGTCCATCGAAGAAATGGAGAATTTCTTCAAGACTGTCCAGAAAACGGCCTGACCATCAGCCCATCCCGTCGTAAAAGCGTCCGGGATGGGCTTTTTTGAAAAATATAGCTATGTGCACAAATACCGCGCACATAGCTATATTTTTTGAAAGGAGTGTGCAGTGTGAACTCGCTGAATATTAAAACAAACGCCAGAATGATAAAGATCAACGGCAAAGCCTACCGGATGGACTTCGACATGGAGGCGCTCAGCCAGGCCGAGCAGGTGTATTTCTCCCATTACGGCCGCAATGTCAACATCTCGGAGATAATCCGGGAGCTTGAAGAGGTCAAAATGTCGGCAGTGATGGCCCTTGCCTATGGCGCTCTCATATCTGCGGGCAACGTCATCGAGTGGCGGACGTTCTCCAAGGAGATCTTCAACTTCGCCAATTTTGACACGGTATTCGACGAGGTGTCCGAGGCCCTGCGCGCCATGTTCGACGCGCCGAGCGATACCGGGAGCAGCGACTCAAAAAACTGATGTTCCCGTGGCGGCAGCTGTTTGATGCATACGTAGCTGTCACGGGAGCGCCGAACATGGACGGCTTCTGGAAGTCCTCTCCCAAGGAGCTGTTCGCCTGGATGGAAGCTATCTCCAAGAGATACAAGGAAACCGAGGACAATGATACGCCGAGCGACTTCTGGCAGGAGGGAGAATTCTAGTGGCGACAAAAAAAGAATTGAAAACGATACTGACGCTGGAGGGCGAGAAAGCATATTCCCAGGGCATGCAGCGCATACAGAGCGCCCTTGGCAATGTTGCCACTGAGCACGCGCTCCTCAACAGTCAGTATGAAAAGGGCGACAAGTCCCTGAGCAAGCTGACCCGCCAGCAGGACATCCTGCGCCGGAAGCTCGACGAGCAGCGCAAAAAGGTGGAGCTTATCAACAAAGCCTATCAGGAAAGCGCCAAGCGGGGCGAAGAGACAGCCGCAATTACGCAGTCACTTGCCAGCGATCTCAACATGGCATCTGCCGCCATGAACCGCACCCAGCGGGAGCTGGACGCACTCGGCAGAGAGCTTGAGCACGTCAACTCGCGCACATATCAGTTTGCCGAAAGTATGAAATCCATCGGCGTCAACGCCCAGAGCGTGGGCAGCATGATGCAGAGCGTCGGCGATAAGGTGAGCAAGGTCTCCCTTGCGATCGCCGGCGCGGTGACCGCCACGTCGGTAAAGGGCTGGATGACCCTTGAGGACGAGATGGCCAACGTGGCCACGATCGCCGACACCTCCGAGAAGAGCCTGTCTGACCTCACCGCCGAGGCCATCGAGGCCTCCAATGTGACCGGCGTAGCCGCTGCGGAGATAGCCAAGGCCCAGTATCAGGCTATATCGGCCAACGTGGCCACCGCTGAGTCCACCGGACTGGTCGCCAACGCCGCCAAGGCCGCCAAGGCGGGCGTTTCTGACGTCACCACCGTTATCGACGGCGCGACGTCCATAATCAACGGCTGGGGCATTGCCATCGGCGAGAGTGAAGCAGTCTTTGACAAGCTGCTCAAGACCCAGCAGCGCGGCAAGACCACCATCGGCGAGCTGGCGTCCAGCATAGGTCAGGTGACCGGCCTCGCTCCGCAGCTCAACATGTCGCTGGATGAAACGCTGGCGGCAGTCGGTGCGCTGACCCAGAACGGCGTAGCCACCAGCACCGCCATGAACGGTCTGAAGGCCGTTATGAGCTCCATACTGAAGCCCACCGCTGAGGCAAAAGAAGAAGCCGAGCGGCTGGGCCTCCAGTTTGACTCAGCAGCCCTCAAGGCCAAGGGCTTCACCGCATTCCTTGCCGATGTCGTCGAAAAGACCGGCGGCAGCGAGGACTCCCTGGCGAAGCTCTTCGGCAGCGTCGAGGGCCTGAGCCAGATAATGCTGCTTGGCGGCAGCGCAGCCGGTATGTATGCAGACATACTCGACGACCTGGGCAGCTCCGCCGGAACGCTCAATACGATGTTTGAGGAAAGAACGGCATCTTCCGCCCAGCGCTTTTCCATGGCGCTGAACAAGATCAACAACGCCGCGATATCCCTTGGCGAATCGCTGGCCCCCATGATCAATGTGGCCGCAGATTCGATCGAGAAATTCGCCGACGCATTACAGGGCATGTCCGCCGAGGAGGCGCAGAGCGTCATCAAAACGGCTCTGTGGATCGCGGGCATATCCAAGGGCATATCTGTGCTGGGCAGCCTTGTAAAGCACGCATCGACCGCTAAAACGGCCATAAGGGCCATCGGCACTCTGCTGAGCCCCGGCGGCGCTGTGATCGGCGGCATTGCTCTTGCCGGTACCGCTATTGCGGGCCTGTCGGCGCTCACCAAACGCTTCTCCGCCGAGGCCGTGCTGGATATCTCCGTGGATGACTCGGAGCTTGAAAACTACCGAGTGGACACCCACGCGCTTGAGGATCCTGTGGCCATCGTAGCCAAGGCAAAGCTGGAGATAGACCGCAACCTGTCCGATTACAGCACCGATGTGACCGGCTGGCTCAGCGACGGTGAGCGCGAAACAAAAGAAGAGCTTAACAGCTATGTCAACAGGCTCAATTCCATCATCGAAAAGGCTTACACCTCCGTGAGCGAGTTCCAGACCCAGAAAAAGGAGGAACTGGACGCCCAGCTGGCCGCCGGCCTCATCACTCCCGAGGAGTATTCCGCATCCCTTGAGACCCTTCAGGGACAGGCAGCAGAGATGGAGGGCGAGCTGACCACAGCTGCCGAGGCCGTTATCTCCTACGTTACCACACTGGTCGAGGGCAACAAGAAAATCACCGACGACGAGATAAGCCAGCTCAACAGCCTCCTCGAGGCGCTGAACAGCACGTCGTCAGCGGTCCTTGACGCCACCAACACCGCCAAGCAGGCATACGAATGGGCCTACCAGAAGACAGCCACCGGCATCGGTGATGAAGCAGATCGCGCAAAGGCTGTCGAATACGTCGAATTGCAGTATCAGACGAATCTGAGCAGCCTACAGTCCGCCGAAAATGCAGTAAAGGGCAAATATGCAGAGCTGGCCGTGGGCGCAACAGAAGCCGAAATAATGGCTCTGGCAGAGCAGGAGCAGACCGAGCTCGCCACCATACAGGAGCAGATTGCCGCGCTGGAAGATCAGCGCAAGCAGATGTATGCCGAACTGCTGGCGGGAGAATTGAAACAGGCAGGCGTAGATATGGCTACTCTTGAGGACGCTGCTGCAAATATGTATGCAACTGAACTGCATGAAGCGCTGCCGGCAACGGAGCGAGTGTTCAGCCCTTACAAGGACCTGATAGCCGAAACACAGGAAGCAGCCGACACAATAAACAATACAGACCTGAGCGGTGCAAAAGATATCATATCTTATATGGTCAGCAACGGTGCGCTTGCACAGGAAGCGGTTGACACGACCAGCGAAGCACTTATTGAGATGGCTGATATCCTCAGGAAAAGCGAAGAACTGGAAGATGTTCCCGATGAGTTCAGCAAGGTCGGCAGCAGCGCAGTATCCGGCCTCGACAGCGCGCTCCGCAGCGGCTACACCCCGCTGCGCAACACGATGCATGAGATGGCCGGCCTGATATCCACAGAGCTCAACGGCATACTCAGCGACATGTACGCCCGTCTCGACGGAGTAAAAAGCTCCTACAGATCTGCATCGTCGTCGAGGGTATCGTCCGGCAACAATGCCGCTGTCGCATCGACCTCCAACTCGACCATCATCAACAACCACATCAACTATACAGCCGGAGCCGGTACCCGCCGCGAGGCCCGCATGCTCAATCAGCGCCTCGCGCAGGAGCAGCAGGCCGCGCTGATATCGGAGGGACTATAAATGGCAAACATAATGGAGTTTAACGGCACCACCAACCTGAGGTATGGTGTGGTCGTCACCTCGCTGCCGCCGATCCCCACGCCCGAGGAGCGCGGCGAGGATATCGAGATACCGGGCCGCAACGGCAGTCTCTGGCGCAGCGACGGCTCATACAGGCCGGTGACCATAACGGTGCCCATCTGGGTGCCGCCAAAGACAAGCCTCACTCAGGTGCGCGGCTGGCTCACCGGCAGCGGGCCGCTGAAATTTGACAACGGAACACTCTACTGGGACGCCAGAGTAAGCGGGGAGACGCATTTCGCTCCCCGCGATTTTTATGAAGGTTATGAAGGCACAGTCACATTTACATGTCAGCCATTCCGGCGGGTGAAGGACGAAGAGATAGTCGTCGACAAGAACCCCATGACCATTAATAACCCGTATTCGGCATATGCAGAGCCGCTGATCGCCGTCACATGCACGGGCGAATTTACACTCACGGTCAATGGCACGATCTGCACCATCGCCGATTGTACCGGCGAGGTAATGCTGGACTCTGAATTGCAGGAAGCATTTATCGGCAATGCGCTGATCAATGACAAGATGACCGGCGCGTTCCCGGTACTGACTCCCGGCGACAATGTGCTCTCATACGAGGGCGCTGTAACAAAAATCCGAATAAAGCCGAGGTGGAGAACGCTTTGATTAACGTATACGCGCCTACTGCTGACGATTACAGCAATAATGGCTTGCTCGTATTGGATCCGTGGTGCGTCTCTGCCAGGATCCGGGAGAAGCTCAACGGCGAATACACGCTGACTCTTGAGCTGGAGATAAATGCGCGCACGGTCGAGGTAGTCAATGAGATGGTGATCAAGGCCCCGGCCCCTGTGCGCTTTACTCCGCAGCTGGATATCTACACCCCCAGCGCGACGGAGATCTGGAAGGTCAACACCAACACCCGCCGCCTGAGCCTGCGTACCAAGCCCAGCACGACCACGGGCCGGGTGCTGCATGCATACAAAAAGGGCACCGAAGTCATCGTCACCGACAAGAGTAACCCCAACTGGTATGTGGTCGCCGCTCCGGACGGCCGCAGCGGATATATGGAGGTCAGATGGCTGCAATATGTCCGAGACGAATACAGCGCGCCGGTAACAACGGGCGTGATCGAGCAACACAAGACAAAGGAGCAGCTGTTCCGGGTGCGCTCGGTATCGTCCACACTGGACACTATTACGGTGGAGGCCCAGCATATAAGCTATGACCTGCGCCGCAATTACATAAAATCCGCTGCCACCAAGGGCAAGGCCGGCGCCGAGGCGTTCCCGGTCATGATGGCCGCTACGCTTTCGGCCCATGAATTTGACGCCTACAGCGACATTGAAACCGAGATCACCGAGGACATCAAGCGAACAAACCCCATTGCTGCGCTTTTCTCGGACGGCGGTCTCGTTTCAATGGCAGGCGGCGAGGTGCTCCGGGATAATTTCGATATCTACTGGGTACGCCACATCGGTCAGGACCGGGGCGTGACAGTAGCCTATCGAAAGAACATGGCCGGTATGGACGTGAAGATCGACACAAACGGCCTTGTCACCCGCATAATCCCGGTGGGCTACAGCAAAAACAATGAGCCCATATACGGTGATCCCATCGACAGCCCGCATATTGACGAATATGCCCAGCCCTACATCGTGGAGTATGAGTATAAGGACGTCAAGGTGGGCAGCGGCTATAAAACTGCCGCCGAGGTAAAGACCGAGATCGAGCGCCGCGCCCGGCTGGAATACGATAACGGAATAGATCTTCCCACCGTATCGGCAAGCGTCGATTATGTGGACCTTCAGAACACCGACATCGGTGTCGACTTTAACGCCTTCACCGGCGTATTTCTGGGCGATACGATAAGGATCCGGCACGAGGATTACCGTTTCGATATTGCAACTGAGATAAACGCCTATGAATGGGACGTGCTGCTGGGCGAGTATGTAAGCCTTGAACTTGGCAGCAAGCAGGCCTCACTGTCTGATGTGCGCATAAGCCCGTCCCAGATCGGCAACGGCACTCTCGCCGGACGCAAGCTGGCAGCGGGCACGGTAAGCGGCGCGGAGCTGGGCGAGGGCAGTGTCGGCGAAAACCACATCACAGAGAATGCAGTAACAGAGAAGAAGATCGCCGACGGAGCAGTAACGGCTGATAAGATCATCGCCGGATCCGTAACCGCAGAAAAGATAGCGGCGGACTCCATTACCGCGGAGAAGATCTCTGCGGAAGCTGTGACAGCTGACAAGATCAAAGCCGGAGCTGTGACCGCTGCAAAGATCGACGCAGGGGCGGTGACTGCTGAGAAGATCGCATCGAAAACCATCACCGCCGATCAGATCGCCGCAGGAACTATTACGGCGGAGTCGGGCATAATCGCCAACGGCGCAATCGGCACGGCACAGATCGCAGACGGCTCAATCACTTCGGCTAAGGTTGTAGATTTGAACGCAGACGTCATCAAGACCGGCACGCTTTCGGCAGACCGACTGCTGCTGGCGGGCGACAACGGCGTTATCTACAAGATAAACGCCACCTCCGCGGGCCTTTCAATGACCGAACTGTCGAAGGATCAGTACAAGCATTACATCAATGGAACGGTCATCGTGGCAAAATCCATCACCGCAGCCCAGATCGCGGCGAAGACGATCACCAGTAATGAGATTTTGGCGGGAACCATTACCGCTGCAGAGATAAACGTGTCGGATCTGTTTGCGGCAGAGGCCACCATACAGGCGCTGAATGCCGCGGACATCTCCGGCAACGAATCGCTGCATCTGTATGTGTCCGGAAAGCTAGGATACGTTGACGAAGAAGTGGCTGCGCTGCGTACGGAGATCAATCTGGTGCCCGGCAAGATAGAGCTGGCGGTATCGGAGATCGACGAGTTCCATGCTGGCACGACGGTGGACATCACCAAGGATGAGTTCCGGGTGAGCACGCCGGAGTTCGTTGTGGACATC